AGAAGATAAGTTAGATAAGATATTAATTGGAGCTAAATAGTGGCAATATTTACAGGTTTTAAGCCAAATGCTATGCAGAAGATAGCTAATCGTTTAGGATACAAAGGTTCTATGGAGCAGTTTGATAACTTTCTAGAGCAAAATCCTGAGAAGAAGAGACAGATGGTTGTCTATGAAGAAGCTGCAAAACAGATGGCTCGTGGTGGTGTTGTTAAGATGCAAGAGGGAGGCACTCCAAATTCCTCTGCAGCAATAGGTGAGGTTACTGCAACAAGAATGCAACAACCTGCATTGCCTGTAGGAGGTGTAGCACAACCTGTAGGTATAGGGCAAACACAAGAACAATACATTGATCCAAATACAGGTCTTATGCAAGGATTAGTATCTGTTCCTACCACAATGGCTACAACAACAGGTGTTCAACAAAGACAAGAAACTCCTGCTAATTTGATGACTGCAGATCAAGTTACTGAATCTGTTGAAACTGCTTTAGATGCAACCCAAGCTGCTCAAACTACTCCTGATGATCCAAGAGCACAAGTTACTGCAGCACAACAAATAGCCTCTAGTGTAGGTAATTTAAACGCAGCTCAAGGTAATGCTACTTTAATAAATAATCCAACTCAAAGAGAGATACAGGCAGGAGAATTAATAAGTTCCACTGCTAATGCAGAACGTGCTAAAACATTTACTGAGCAAGTAGAAGCAGCAACTGCTACCCCTACTGACAAAGCATCTGTAGCAGGGCAACTAGGATTATTAACTGCAAACTTTGATGCAACAAATCCTCCTACATGGGCAGCAGGTGCAATAAGAGGTGTTCAGGCAGTCATGCAACAAAGGGGTCTTGGTGCTTCTAGTATCGCAGGACAGGCACTTGTTCAAGCTGCAATGGAATCTGCACTACCTATTGCACAAGCAGATGCACAAATACAAGCACAGTTTGAGACACAGAATCTGTCTAATAGACAACAACGTGCTATGTTAGCTGCTCAACAAAGAGCTAATTTTATAGGATTAGAGTTTGATCAAGAGTTTCAATCTAGAGTTCAAAATGCATCTAGAATAGCAGACATAGCTAATCAAAATTTTACTGCAGATCAACAAATAGCGTTAGAGAACAGTAAACTAGCTAACACTATGAATTTAAATAATCTGTCTAATAGACAGGCTTTAGTAATAGCAGAAGCATCTGCTTTAGCTAATCTTGATATGTCTAATCTTAATAATAGACAACAATCCTCAGTTCAAAACGCACAAGCATTTTTACAAAGAGATATGGCTAATCTCTCTAATACTCAACAAACAAACTTGTTTAAATCTCAACAGAGAATACAATCTTTACTAACAGATCAAGCTGCAGAAAACGCAAGTAGACAATTTAATGCTACATCACAGAATCAGGTTGATCAGTTTTTTGCTAATCTAGCAACTCAAATAGGACAGTATAATGCGACACAAGCAAACGCACAAGCACAGTTTAATGCAGGTCAAGCTAATACTGTAGAAAGATTTAATGCAGAACTTAACAATCAACGTGATCAGTTTAATGCACAAAATCAATTAGCTATAGCACAGAACAATGCAGTATGGAGAAGAGAGATTGCTACTGCAGATACTGCAGCGATAAATAGAGCTAATGAAATAAATGCAAATGCAATACTAGACGTATCAAAACAAGCCTATGATAATTTATGGCAATACTATTCAGATACTATGGAGTGGGCATGGACAAGTGCAGAGAGTGAATTAGATAGAATTAACAAATTAGCAACTGCAAACATACAAGCAGACTCTTTGATGAAATCAAGAGAAATGGAAGCAGATGCAAAAGCAGCATCAGGGTTAGGTTCTATGGTTGGAACTATCTTAACTGCAGGTGCAGATTCTTTAGTTGGTAGTTGGTTATGTTGGGTAGCTAGAGAAGTTTATGGTGCTCAAGATGTTAGATGGGTCAAGTTTAAAAATTGGTTAGACTTAGATGCTCCAAAATGGTTCGTGTGGATATATAAGAGGTATGGTGAAAGATTTGCTAAGTTTATTAAAAACAAACCTAGAATCAAATCTATTATTCGTTATTTCATGGATATGATAACTGAAAAAGAAAAAAAGATAGGTATTAAAAATGACAAGTTATATTCAAGCCAATCGTAGATCATGGTTTTCTATTGACCAAAAAGTAAAAAAAATGAACAATAGTCCTACAGAAACTAAGAGAGAAAGTTTACTGAAAAGACCTGAATCTGATATGTCAGAAGACATAGACAAAACAACTCGTTATGTAAAAGTTATAAGAGATGCTTTTAAAAAGAATATGGATATTGGAGAACAGTAAATGGCAAGATCATTAGAACCTGAATTAGATGCTCCTATTCCCGGAATGGGATTGACACATGAGGTTGGTGCTAGACCTTGGCAGACTCCATCTCAAATGTCTACAGTTGAAGATGCATTGGATTTTTATATACCTCGTATCGGAGACCCTAAATATACTAATCAAGTTTTAGGACTATTAGAGAGTGGTACATCTTTAACAACAATAGCAGAAACAATGACTCTTGTTGGAGCTATGGAAGGTAAACATAATATTGATGTAGGAGTATTGGTTAATCCTATTATAGTAGAATACTTAAAAGGTATGGGAGATGTAGCAGGTATTAAATATAATATTGATAATACTGAATCTACTATGGACTTAGAAGTATCTGATAAAATGGTTGAAGATGCAGTATTAGAACTACAAGGTGCAAAACCTGTGACACCTGAACAACAAGAAGAGATAACAAAACTAGCAGAAGAAACTGTGCAAGAGCAAAAGAAAGGTTTAATGGCTAGACCAAAACAAGATGAGGAAGTAGAGTAATGGCTTTAGGATTTTTAAGAACAGCTATGATAGCAGGGGGTAAAGCTGCAGATATTATTCGTGTAACTGAAGAAAAAAGACAAAAAGACATGACAGATGCAATGAATAAATTTGTTGACAATACTGCTCCACAGTTAAAAGCTGCTTCTGCTAAACAAAAGCTAATATCAAGCAGAGTTAAAAGAGATTTATCCACTATTGTAAATAACTTTTTTAAAGAAAGTAATCTTCCTGATAACATAAAATATGAGTTAGCATCTTCTATATATTCAACAAATGGCAATAAATTACAAAATGTTCTTAACGATGCTAAAGCTAGAAGACTACAATATGCTTATGCTAATAAAGGTAACACAGATGGTTTTAGTTATTTAAATTCTTATGTAGATGAAGGATCATTAAAAGATGTAAGTTCAGATAGAAGTCTTGATCAAATAGCTCAAAGCTATGCTTTAGAATTAGCACCAATGCCAACATTAGATTTAGAAGCTAAAGCTAAAGCATTGGGTGCATATAAAGAAACTGCTTTTGTAAAACCTGACACAAGTAAAATATATGACAATCTAGTTGCTTCTACAGGATACATGGAACAGAAACCTGTGCCTGAAGGACCTGCTATAGGTATAAAACCTGCACCTGTAGATTTATCAAAGATACAAGCATTTGAGACTGGAGCATTACAAAAGACACGAATAGAACAAGACATTAATGATTATGCTGATAGAAAGAAATTGCTAGAAGCAAAGGTAAAAAATATACCATTAAATAGAGAATTATTAGAAGATAAAGTAGAGTTATCGCAAGTTGATGTAGATCAAATTGACATAAATAAAAGACTAAAAAATTTACAAGAAAAAAGAGCTAAAATTGCTTTAGAAAAAGAAACTGAACAAGCAAAAGAATTAAAAAGAAAAATAGCTATTGGTGATTTTACTTTTGATAATTTAATGAAACGATACAAATTTTTAAGAGATGATGGTTATGCTGAAATAGCAACAGGATTTAATCAGACCACAGGTTCTTTTATATTGCCATCAAATAAACCAGCATTATTACAGAAGGTTAAACAAAATGCCTTTCAAAGTATAATGCAAGATATTAAAGAACAAAATGTAGAGGGTTTATTAAATTCTGATATTGTTTCTAAGTTTATGGCTTTAGCGAACACCATTCCTGCTATTAGTGCAAGTGCAAACGTAACACCTGAATTTGGTAAAATATATATTAATCCTACAACTAAACAAAAATATATTTATTTAGGAGCTAATGTATTACAAGACAATTCTACACCACCAAGAGATATTACAAATATACCGATTTTTGGACAATAATAAGGCAACACCATGTCTCTACAAAATAGAACAGATGATGAATTAGGTTTCAATCAACAACCTGTTGTACCCCCTCAAATAACTACAACTCCTGTAGAAAAGGTTGACCAACAACCTCAACAAACTCTCTCCAAAAAAGACTTAATAAATGACGATGAGTATTTCAATGATGTACTTCAATATAGAGAAGACAGATTTGGTACTAAAAAAGATGTTGGAACGAATGTCTTTGTATTGCCTTTTTTAAAAGGAGATTTAAATAAAGAAAATCTAGTCGATGATATGATTGACAATTATAGATTTATTACATCAAATGAAATGAATGCAGTAGCAGAATTAGATTGGCTAAAAGACACTACAAGAAAAGAGCAAGAAGCTATTGAAAAGGCTAATAATGCAACTAATGATGTACAAAGAATAAGATTTCAGAATGAAGCTAAAAAGTTTGGTGAAATAAAAGCAAGAGCTGCTAGAGTATATAGAAAAACAAATAGTTTAGCCACAATATTTGATACAAAGCGATTTGAAGGTATGACTGTTGGAGAAGAGTTATTTGATATTGTAGATACTGTTGGTGGACATATTGCAGCCAACATATCTGCTCCTTTATCCGTAATATCTTTAGGTGCAGGTAAAGAGATTCTAAAGTATGGTGGTAAAAAACTTGCAGGAAAAACTGTTACTCAGATATTATTAAGTGCTGCAACAACAGGAGCTATTGATGCTACACAAGCAGGTGTAGTTGATGTTGTTGTTCAAGGTGCAGAAAAAGAGATGGGTATAAGAGAAAACTACGACCCTCTCAGAACTGCAACAGTAATGGGAACATCTGCTCTTGTATCAGGAACATTAAGTGGATTTGCTACTAGAAATGCACTAAAATCTGATGTGGGAACATTAAAAGAAAGAATAGATGGTGCAGTAAAAAAGGTTAGAGAAACTCAAACAAAGAAAGCACAAAAGACTATAGAACAGAAAAAACAAATCAGTGCAGGAATTGAAGATAGTTTTGTAAAAGATATTGAAGATACTTTTGGCACAGGTGCTATTATAAGAAATAAGAGTGGCAAAGTTACAGGAGTAGATAAAGAAATAATTAAAAATGCAGGTAGATTAGAAATAAGAAGAGTAGGTGCAGAGAACGAAATAACTGAACCTGCATTAGATTTTGATGTATTTTCAAGAGTTGTTGGTGGTATAACAGATATATTTGATGTTGCAAATAAAAATATAGAATCACTAGTAGCAGAAGGTGGAGATATAAATGTAGTCAAAGATTTATTAAAACCACTCAGAAAAGAAGAGATGATTTCTGATAGAATATTTAAAATACTATTAAGTGATCACATTAATAAAGATATACCTTTTCAAATACTAGGTCAATATGGTGTGTCAAGCAAAGACTTTGCTGCGATGGTATTGTCACACACTAGTAGAGCAGGTGGAACATTAAGTTTAATATCTAAATTACCACAAAAAATAAGTAGAGCAAATAGAAAAGTTACTCCTGAGGAATTAGCAGAAGAAAAAGCAGCAGTAGCAGTACAAAGTCGTTTTGGTGAAGTATTTGTGCGATTAGAAAATGCTCGTAGAGCTGCACTTGTGTCAGGTGTTGCTACTGCCATGAGAAATGGATATGCACAGTTTCCAAGACTTGCAATAGATTCTATTATTGCAGGATTTGAAGATATATTAGACCCAACTAAAAAATTTACATTTAGAGGCACATTTGCTCAAATGAAATATACCATGAGAGATAATTCAGAAGCTGCAATAATATCAGATTTTTTACTTGATAATTTTGCAGAAGCAAAGCGTAGAATGTGGAATCAATTTAGTGAAGTAAAATCTAGAATGGAAAAAGCTAAACCTAATCAAGAGGCATTGTCTAATACAAGGACAGATAACATAGGTAAACCCGGATTTTTGTACAAAAGAGTTGATTCTGTTCTAGAAAAATATGAAGGTGCTATACATCATTTTAATGTGTTTAATAGATTTCAAGAGTCAATGTTTAGACGAGGAGCTTTAATGGGTTCTTTAGAAAGACAATTAGCAGTTAAAAATAAAACAATAGATGAGGTTCTTGAAAGTGGTACATTTTTAGATGATATAACAGATGATATGATGGCTAAAGCAGTAGATGATGCTCTAGAATTTACTTTTGCTGCCCAACCAAAATTTGTTCCATTTAAGATTTTAAATAATTTTATTGTTAAGTCAGGATTAACTTTAGGTATACCCTTCCCTAGATTTATGTTTAAAGCTATGGAGATGGCATACAATTACAATGCTTTTGGAGCAGCAACAGGTGCTTTTAGAATAATGACTAGAATGGCAGATATATCAGGAGGTAGGAGCTTTAAAGACAGAATGAAAGCTCTCAGTACAGAAGGAGATTTTTTAGGTAAAGGAGCATATAGACAAACTGCAGAGGGCATAGCAGGATCAGCATTTTTAGTTCCATTAGGCTATATGTTACGTGATCCTGAAAATGATGTGGCAGGTTCAGAGTGGTATAAATTAAAAGATAATCTTGTTGGAGAGTTTGATGCAAGAGTATATGGTCCTATATTAGTTCCTTACTTATTGATAGGTGAAATGATGCACAGAGCAGAGAGAGGTATAGACCTAATAAAAGGAAAAGAAGTTCTTGAGGGTATAACAGGAACTAATTTTAGAAGTTTTTATAGCGTTGAAAAAACAGTATCTGAGTTCTATGACTATATGTCTAAAGGAGAATATCAAGAATTTGAAAAAGGTTTAGGTGCTCTTGGAAGAATATTAGGAGAAGCAACATCAGGATATTTACAACCTATATATCAATTTGCAGATGTTAGATTTGATTCTCAGAGAAGAAGAGATTATAAAAAAGACCCTATATATGAGAATACAACTATTGATTTTTTAGGAAGAGAAATAAATTTAGGCACAGGGTTTAATGCTTTCTTTCAAGAATTTAGTTTACCATTTAAAAGAAGAATAGATGCTTTTATAAATGATCCAAACGTTCCTTTTCAGAGAAGTCCTCAAGACCCAAATATACCTGAAAGAGTTTTACCTTTTATGAAAATATTAATGGGTGCTACTCTAAATAGAACACCACCTGATTATATTATAGAATTAGGAAGATTAGGATTTAGCTATAAAGATTTTATGGCAAAGTCTGCTTTTCCTGAGACAAATAGAAAAGCTAATAAACTTACTGCAGAAACAATGCAAGTAGAATTTCCTACCTTTTTAAGAGATTTAAGAGTAAATCATGGGATGAAAGATCAGGAGATAATTGGGTATTTAGATACGTATGTTAAATCCATAAAATCTGAATCTATGGCATTTGCAAAAGCAGAGAGAACTAATAATGAAGAGCTTTTAGATGCCTTAATTAAATATCAAAGATTGAGTCCTAGAGCTAGAATAACTGCTAAATACTATTTTAAAAATCAATTTAATAGAGAGGCTAATTTAGATAAAGCAAATGATTTAAGATCATTATTTGAGTTAGGTAGAAATGTCATGACTGACATCAGAGGAAATGTTAAACAACCTTTTAGAACACCTAAATAATAATATCACCAAAATCCTAACAGTCTACCATTACCTACAATAATAAATAAACAAGTAATTATGTGTAGACTATACCAAAATATTTGTGCTAACTTAAACAAATAAGTGTCTCAATATTCCCATCAATAAAGCTGCACAAGCAACTCCATTTACCATAAGTAATGCTCTATCGTGCCATAGGTAAGCCATACCTGCTAACAATCCTGTTCCTACACAGGATGCAATGAGATCATACAAAGGTAACACACCAACAGACCTACATATTATACCTGACATGATCAGAAATGAACCTGACCATTTAAGATACCAAGATAGATCATGTGTCGGTGTTATTTTTTGCATTTAATTCCTTTGCTTTTCTTAAAATTACTTCAGATAAATTTTTTAATAGTCTAGTATTTTCAACTAGCTCATCTAATTTTTTAGAAAACGTATTGTTTTTACCCTGCATAAATTTTTTAGCTTCTTGCTCTAGCTTGTGCATTAACCACCTTCTTTAATCTTTTAGCATATGCATCATTCCAACCTCTCTGCCATTCTCTATACTGCATAGTATTGACATGGTACGGAGTTGGATAATTGTTGTAAAATGCATTGAACCCCTTTTTATATTGTATAATCAAAGGTGCATCATATTTAGTAAGACCTTTCTGTGATCTACTTAGATTTTTCTTTGGCATCTTTTTTGTCATTCTCTTTCCTTTCAAAGTATTTAATTACCATCCCTAATCTGTCATCAAATTGAGCAATCTTTTCTATTTCTTTGTCTATAGTTTCTTGTATATCAGAATGCTCTCCTATGCCCACAGTCATTCTTAAATAAACTTCCACATTAGCTATGTGTCTATTTATGTTTCCTACGTAGTAGGACTTTAATGCATTTAACATTATATCTCGCATTTATTATCTCCTTTAAAATAAAAATTATAGTTAGTAGGGCAACACAAATAAAGTATTCTTCAATCATGCTACCCTCAAGTGCCTTACTACCCACGAAACCTGAAAACACCAATGTAATCATGTAACTAAGAATGGGTATTAAGATTATGCCATTAACTAGCTTCGATGTCAACGACTTCACATACACCTGCAGTACAGGCTAACTCTTTACTACCTGTAGTGGTATCCTCTTTTTCAAAGTCTTGTAGTTTACTCCAATCTATAGACTTTGGCATGGATTCCATAAGTTTACTATATTCTTTTTCATCTATGTCTTGATAAGGTGCTTGTTTGTATGTATGTTCACTAAAAGGTAAGAAAGAAATACCTGATACCTCATCGAAGTTTTTGAATACCCAAGCACCTACATCCATCCATTCATTTTCTTTAACAGAAACAGTAACAGAGGGTTTGTGTTCACACCAATGTCTTTGAAACATTAACCAATAATCTAACTGTTCTATTGCAGTCATAGCAGTTCTAGTTATAGCACCTGTTGGTGATTTCATAGGAAAGCTAAAAACTGACACGCTATCAGGTTTAGTGATGTCAGGTTCTATAGGTATACCAGATTCTTTCATAAACTGTGTGAGTGGGTCTTTATTATCTCCACGTACAGTTCTAATGTAATAGTCACTATGTCTAGCATGAATACCTGATGCACTATCTACTAATTGAGATACAGTTCCTGATGGTTTGATACAAGTTATAGCAGTGGATTGTGGTATGCCTAAATCTTGTGCAATCTTTTTATTAGTTTCTATCGCTACTTCTTTTAATTCTAATAATATTCTTTGTAAAGGTTCTTTTGTACCATTATTAAGAAGATAACAATCTAGTATGCCTGTAAGAGAAACACCCAGTAGTCTTTCTTCTTCAGTATTTTCTTTCCACACTTTTCTAAGGTATTTAAAATCTGTAAGTGTAGATTGAAATGTGCCAAGTATTGTAGATAACCTAACCTTTTCTTTCAATGAATCTAAATGATCTGCTTCTCTACATACAACCTCTGTAAGGTTACAGAATTGATATGGTCTAAGAATAATTTCACTACAAGGATTACACCCAAAAGCATAATCAGAATCTCTTCTGCCATTTTCTTCTACTTTCTTTTTGGCAGACTTACGATTAAATATACCACGTTCTCCTGACTTAGATTCATACAAAGCTAACCACTCTCTCATAAATGTACCCATATCAGGTTTACCTTTATATGCTACAGAGTTATTAGCCAATGCTCTATGTCCTTCATTCTCCCACCATGATCCTGATTTTGCGTGTCTCATCTGATCATCATTAAGATTAGATAAACTAATTAATGCAGAACGTCTAACTCCACCAACGACTACAACTTCTCCTATCTTACACATTATATCGTGACACTCAATGGGATATAATCTTCTACCTGATGCTTTTTTAAATGTTGCTATGCAAAAGTTGTATAGATCAACTAAAGGTTGAGGTCCTGATGCTCTACCTCCAAAAGTTTTAAGTCTAGCACCTGCAGGTCTAATCTGCGATACGTCAAGAGATGGTATCTGTCCTACGTATAACATAGCTATCAACTCACGCAAAGCTCTTGCCCATCCGGGTCTGCTATCTGCAACTGTAATAGTTGTTGTGCTATCTTCAAAATGTTCATTAACTACAGGTAGCTTATCAACATTCTCTCTTTCAACAGAGAACCCAACACCTGTGCCACACATAAGTATATACATACATTCATCAAATGAACGTGGACTATCTACAGGTATGTAACTACAGTTATATCCTGCCACATGACATCTGTCTAGTGCTACACCTGCAGTCATTAATGCTCTCATACTAGGCATAATGCCCAATGAAACTATGCTATTAACTAATTTTTCTTTTAGTGCTTTTGTTAAGGTATAGCCATGCTTCTCTTTTAAATGATTAGCCATATAATCAAAATATCTGTCCACAGTTTCTAGCCAAGTTTCTCTTCTTTGCTCATCATCTTTCCATCTAGCATATCTAGAAAGAGCAATAAAATTTTGATAGTCGGTAGGTAAGTAATTATTCATATTTATTCTCCTGTATAGTTTTAATACTTTTTATTTTAACACCATCAATATCATATAAAAATTCAGTCAAGCTATTTTCTATTTCTTGCCCTGCGTCTTCGTCTGCAGGTAAATGATAATCTTCCTTATCAACGTCTAAAGAAATCGTTATTTTAACTTTTATCGTCATCTTCTACAACATCTATTAACTCATTGAGATACCATTGTGCTTTCTTTAAATCTTCTACACCATTTTTGTACCTGTATCTCCATAGGTACTTCATTATATTACCTTGTAGATAATACTCAAAACCATTGTCTGTCATAGCCTTGATAGCTTCAATAGTCTCTATACCTGCTTTATTATAATGTGGTGGACTATTAACCATATCCATAGTTTGCTTGTGGTCTGATTGTTCTTGTGCTTGTTTTTTTACACCTGACAAATATTTAGGTTGTTCTTTTCTCATCATATCTCCTACCTCTCTAAATTTTTTTCTTAATGCTTCTCTATACATTCCCATTATGTCGTTCCTTTTTAAAGTCTACATGAATTACATTATCTTTATTTTCAGGATATGTAAACCTTTTATTTTGTTCTTCCAAGCACATTTCTAATTTACCTAGCAATCCTTTTTCTTTTTCCATCAAAGGTAAAGAGGAAGCCACTAATTGTCCAAGATGCATTAAATCATGTTGTGATCTCTTGTCAAGAGGATTATCTTTATCCATTATAATATTAACTTCAACCTCTCCTGTCCAAGATTCTTCATCTTCAAACACTCTTGGTGTTATCTCTATGTAAACTGCTTTTGGGTTTAGTGTTCTTCCGTTTGTCATTTCTTTCTCCTTTTATTATTTGAATATTTTATAAATTTAGAATGTTTATTCTTACCTTTTTCTTTTAACCAATCTTCAGGTATTATTCTGTCGTAATATCTAAAACCATGTTTTAAGCACCACATAGCATAACTTGTTTTTGATCCTTTGTATATCTTAACTTTACTATTAGTAAATACAAATCGTATATCTAACTTAGGATGTTGTTTCTTTATTGCAAGATGTTTTCTTCTGTCTGAGGTTATAAACCTACCTTTTGTTTCTATAATTATTCCGTTGTCTAATATAAAGTCAGGGGTATAGGTGCGATAAGTTAAATCTTCCCATTCTATTTTGATCGCTTCATATGCGTACCCATATTTAAGATCATCTAGATAGAGAGACACCTTATGTTCTATGCCACTCCTATACCCATGCTTCAAAGCATCACGATATGCTTTATGAGGAGACATTTACAGAAAAGTTCTCCAACCTGTAAACGGACTCCATTCTTTATAAGAAGAACTAGTATTATAGGTATAACCTAATGCTTTTAGCTCTTCTTTTACTGCTTCGTCTGCCATCCTCTTGGCTTCCATAGCATCTTTTAAACCTTTCGTTTTCATCTCACGATAGGCAGTTTTAGCTTCAGCTAACTCTTTTTCCATATTTTCAATATTAGCTTTTAGCTCATCTAGTTTTTTAGTGTCAGACATTCTCAAGCTCCTTATTAATAGACACATATGAAACCATTTTAGGAAACTGTGCTTTAGACATAACTGATGGTTTTTCTTGTAGACCTTCCCAACAAGCATATTTAAAGTCACAAAAAGAACAAGTTGTTCCTAGTATTTTATTTCCTGTAGGTTTCCCTCTAAACATTTCGTCTTCAGGTTCAAAACATCTTTCAAACTTATTAGACTCATGTTTTTTTACAGTCTGTTCTAATTTAATTACTTCTTTGTCAATGTCAAGTCCTGAAGCCAAAACATATTTAAATTTACCATTGGCTTTATTGACTACCCACCAACCACCTGCTTTCTTTTTTAATGCTTTTGCATATCCTGCAAGTTGTCCTATGTAGCCAAATGAATCCCCACTGCTAAGTGCATCATAGGATTCAAATTTATTTCTGTATGACCAATCTGATGCAGACTTAACATCATCTACAACATCATCAATCACAAGATCATATGTACCACTAACTTTAGTTTTACTAATATCTAGATATACTTTACTAGAATCTGTAAACTTTATACCTGCTTCTCTTAACAATCCTTTAAATATAGCTTCAACTATATCTCCTATCATCATATTCATAATAAAGTTAGATGGTTTAGATGTTGCAGTATCAGGTTTATTTTTTAAAAACCAAAGTTGGCAAGTGGGTCTGCCTAGATTAGACATTCTGAGAGAAAACTTATCGTTTTTAGTTTTGCTCCCAAATTGTCTTTGCAATGCTTCTTTTATATCATCACATATCTTACCTATAGTCTCATCAGACATAGATGATTTTCCATTAGAAGCATCTTCCATATATTGATGTAGTGCTAGTTCTACTCTATGCGTCATCAGTATCTACATCAATAAACTCTTCCACTACATCTTTGTCCTCGTCAGACACAGACTTATTTCTAGCATTAGCTTTCTCTTCCCACTCTTTGTAGATATAATCATTATAATTTTTAATCCAATCAAGAAAATGAGTAAAAGTCTCATTGTCTTTTGGTAACAATGATATTGATTTAGAAAAGTCTATAGAAGTCTCAGGTGTATAAAAACAAGAACCATTTGGTAGTGGATTCTCAGTTAGCTTAGTTAACTGCATATGATGTTGCAATGGAAGTCTTTCTCTCTTAGCAAAAAGATTAAAAGCATCGCCCACATTCTTATATGCAGTCTTATTGTCTATCTCCCAAATAAATGGAACTTCCTCTAAAGTTTGAGAAGCACCACTCTGATCTACAGGGTCAGTCATTTGAACTGTACCAAACACAACACGAACTCTTTTTATTTGACGTATTAAGTCTTGTGTGTCTGTAGGTAAAGACTTAAAATCTTCTATGAAACCTGTAGGTTTACCACAGTTAAAACGACCTGTATTATCTTTAAGATCAATACTTAGTGAATCAGACATTATCGTTCTATGAAACTCACCTTTTGGCTCATTCTCTTTTGCATTAGGAAATGCAATATATCTTCTATACATATATCTTTGCATAAAAGGTCTGATGGTAGCACTAGTAGAGTAGTAGTAAGATGAAGACTCTCCATTTATTACTTCAAGTCTGTATGTGCCACTAGGCACTACCTCTACATTTCTAGTTTTACCATTAACTTCTTCTTGACCCATAATAGGCGAATGCCATATTCTAAGTCTATTAAGATTATTTACTTTCTTAGATTCTCCACTTTTAGGTGTGGATAATCCCATTGCTTTTGCCATAGTGGCATAATTGTCAGTAGATATAGTTGTAAGTTCTGTCAATTTATTCTCCTTCATAAAGTTAGTAAGTTATATCATATATTTTATTTTGTGTCAAGCCAATTGTCTCCTATTTTTGATTCTAATAATAATGGTACATTGAAATCAATATTATACTGAGAATCTATAATACTCTTCATATTATTATTAACATCAGTTAAGATAAAATTAACTTGCTTTTCTTCGTCAGGATGTACATCAATAACTATTGAATCGTGTACTGTATTTACAATACAAGACTTCATATGATCTAGTCTTGAATCTATCTCTAACAAAATGAGAGGAACTATGTCTGCAGTAGCAAAACTTTGTACAGGATAATTTTTTATCTGAGTAAAATTGGTTACTGATCCATTTGATCTTCTCTGAACATCAGGAAAAGAAAACTCTCTACCTGAAGGTATCTTTATTATATTCTTGGTTATAGCTTCTTTAGCCAATCGGGAGTGCCATAACCTGATCTCCTCGTACTTCTCTGTGAAGTGCTTGTAATATGTAGCTTGAGCAGCCGACCTGCCAAATCCTGTTGCTCCGTACAGGGGTGCAAACGTGTGTGCTTTCGCTTCTTGGCGAGAAGTCTCTTCCCCAGCATCAGTAATAATACGAGCAGTATAGTCATGCACATCAAATCCATCATTTATCTCCTTTATTGCTATTTTATCTTGCGACAGAAAAGCAGCAGTTCTAAACTCTAACTGTGCAAAATCTGCTTCTAATATCTTTCCATTCTTAAATCTAGAAACAAATACTTTCTTTACAGGAAATGTACCACCTCTAGGCATATTCTGCATATTAGGGTCTGCTCCACTAAATCTACCTGTCGCAGTTCTGTGTTGTAATAGTCTAACGTGTAACATACCATCAGACTTTGTATAACTCTTTATACCCTCTACAAAAGAGGATAAATATGTATCTAGAGCAGACAACCTTTGTATATCTGTTAAAAAGTTATATGCTACCATAGACTGTTTTCTTTTTGTCATGTGTTGTAATACATCTAGCATTTTTTTATTTACACTAAATCCATTTGCACTAATCCATTTATAATTAGGTGGATTAAATCTAAATCCTGCTACTTTTTTAGTAGGAGTAAAAACGTACCCAAGACTATTGCAAGTAGTACACTTGGGTAGTTTAGCATAAGGAGTTCCATCTTTCTTTACCTTTCTAATTCTGCCTGTACCAAAACAGGTGCTACATCTTTCTGCTACTGTTCTAAACATTATATCAGAGTTTAATTTAACTTTATTAAGTAAATCATCTTTACTCATGTAAGGTGTAAAATTATTTAACCACGTTGTTTTATCTTTAGGTTTTCTACTGTAGATTATCCAAGATAATTGTTCAGGACTATTTAAATTAATAGGAGTGTCTCCCATTATCTCTTTAACTTGCTTTTTTAATCTAAGCTCTATCTCTTGCTTCTCTTTTTCAAACTCTTCTTTTACACCATTAAGTGTATCAATATCTACCTTAAAACCTCTTCTGTATATCTTGGCTAAAGCTACACAAACTTTATTGGTAAATATAACTGTCTCCATTAGTCCTGCATCTTGCACAGAGTTAAGTCTTTTGTACTGAAGATCACACAACTCTTGTGTTGCTTTTAAATCTGCACTTAGATATTCTGATAACTCATCTCTAGGTATCTCATCTACTCCTACACCTTTGGCAAAGTATTCTTTTAAAGTATCTTGTTTCTTAGTATTTAAATTATGTCTCTCTGCACAGGCTTCTAAAGATAAAGGTTTCTTTATACCTTTTTGTAATACGTACTCTGCTAACATTGTATCAAATACAACACCATCATACTTGAAACCTGACTCCCAAAGCCACATCAAGTCGTATGCAATGTTGTGACCAATTAGGATAGTAGTAGCATCTAATAACTCTTGTATGCCTACCACAGATTCTCCATCTCTGTCCATATTATACAGATACTCAACACCTTTATCTGTTCTGCAACCTACCATAACTAACTTGTTATCTGCTTCAAAAGGATCAAGATGCATCTTACCATCTCGCTTTGTAACTGTATTCTCTACATCAATTGTTAATTTCATTTAACGTCTCCTTATGGTTCTCTAAATATATTATAGCTCTTTTTAAAAATTCAACACTATCAAAGAAACCACCTAAAGAACGATTACAACTATGACATAACCATCCTCTAAATGTTTCTGATTCATGGCAATGATCTATGACCCAAGCACCATTTCTTTGCCCACCTTTTCCTGCCACCTCTGTCTCATCTTTCTTGCATATTGGGCATTGATAATTGCTATCAGGCATACCATACTTGTATCGCAATCTGTTTCTAACTTTAGTTAGATCATTATTGCATTTCTTACACTCAGGTCTGAGAAAGTTAGCACCTGAAGATACACTAAAACTAGATAAAGGTAATCTTCTTTCACACTTGCTACAAGTTTTAGTTTCGCCATCTATATGGCTCAGTTCTATTTCAAACAACTCTTGTTGTGTCATGGTTCGTATCTTCCAATCTTGTAGTTTAATGTACAATGTCTTGTGCCATGCCATCCTGTAAGT